AAGAAAAGTATTAGAGTACTGTTCGCGCTCAGCCCTTAAAGCTATGCCGTATTCATCTGAAAGGAGTAATAAGAAATTTAGAACTAAGGTGCTTGACAGAATTAATCGCTTTCTAGAAACGAATTTTGACGGTGATGATATTGAATTGATTTATGTAAAATTAGGAAATGGAATCAATTCTTCATTAGCAGAAGAGTTTATAAAAAGCGGATATGATATGGAGATATTAAAAGATGAAAAAGATAATAGGTAATTTGCTGTATGATACTGAAAAAGCTGAAAAAATATACAGTTTCATGCAAAAAAGAAAAATATTAAGTTTTGGTGAAATGAATTTTTATGAATGGTATAACGTTGATGTATATAAAACAAATAAAGATAATTATTTCATTCATGGCTATGTGAAAGAGAAGCCATCTTATAAACCTTTTATTGATGAATATAGTGAGCCGGAATTTGAAAAACTGCTTAAAAAAATAGACCCTGATAAGTATATAGAATTAGGATTTAATGATTTTGAAGATGCCTAAAAAAGTACCCCGAAAGCGTGATTTTACGTAAATCAGGGGTACGGTAACTTTTTTTGAATAAATAACAATGAATAATCGGCTAAGAGTGTTGATGGTTATAGAGTTTAAACGATTTATGTACTCTAACAAAAAAATTGACACTCTTAGGGATTATGTAACTTTTTTATAAGAGATTGGAGGAGTGTGTTAGTGAAAATTTTGGATGCATGTTGTGGCTCAAAAATGTTCTATTTCGATAAGACTAATCCTAATGTTACATTTATGGATATACGCAGATACAGTGACATTTTGTGCGATGGAAGAAAATTGGAAGTGAATCCAGATGTAATAGGTGATTTTAGAAATATGCAATTTTCTAATGATGAATTTGACTTGGTTGTATTTGATCCACCACATTTAATAAAAGCCGGTAAAAATTCATGGTTGGCTAAAAAATATGGATTGCTGGATTTTGCTAGTTGGCAAGATGATTTATCTAGAGGTTTTAATGAATGTATGAGAGTTTTAAAACCGTGCGGTACATTGATTTTTAAATGGAATGAAGAACAAGTAAAACTTAGTGAAGTATTGAAGTGTTTTAATCAAAAACCGTTATTTGGAAATAAACGTTCTAAAACACACTGGTTGGTATTTGTTAAAAATGAGGTAAAAGAAAATGACGTCTAAACAAATAGCATTCGTATTTTTTCTAATAATGCTTATTGCGTTTATTTTGTCGCTTGTTTTGGGAATTCGATATTTATTTAAGGAATGGAGAAAGTAAAATGCTAACCCTACCAATTAAGAGAAAGTGGTTTGATATGATTTTAAGTGGTGAAAAGAAAGAGGAATATAGAGATATCAAGCCTTATTATACAAGTAGATTTGAAAACGAATTAGATTTTTGTCAATTTTTCTTTGGTGAAGATTGTTTGATTATTATTTTAAGAAATGGCTATTCAAAAAATAGTCCTTATATAAAAGTTAGATGTACTTTAACTAAAGGTTACGGTAAAGAAAAATGGGGAGCAGAAACAGGTAAAAAATATTATGTTTTGAAAATTGTAGAAATCATGGAGGTAGGTAATGATGGAGACTAAAGTTAGACAAAGCAATTACATAACAATTTTAGGATGGATGGTCTCAGATCTAAAGTTAAGAGGCAACGCACTGCTTACTTATGCGATTATTTACGGTTTTTCTCAAAATGGTGATGATTCGTATACTGGAAGTCGTCAGTATCTTGCTGAATGGACTAATTCTACAGTTCAAAATGTATCAAGATGCTTAAAAAAACTATTGGAAGATGGACTTATAATAAAAAAAGAAAATGTTATAAATGGAGTAAAATTTTGTGAATATAAAGCTGTTGTTCCTGAGTTGCTACCAGTAACAAAATGTTCCGGGGGTAGTAACAAAATGTTCCCTAATAATATAGAATATAATACTAGTAATATATATAGTGCAAAATTTGATAAAAATGATGCATTTAAAAGATTCTGGAGTGTATATCCCAGACATACGAACAAGAAAAAAGCATTTGATGTTTTTGTTAAAAAATGTACCGATGAAACTGTACTGCAAAAGATGTTAAGCGCAGTTGTTGATTATAAAGAGACAGAACAGTGGCAGAATGAAAGATTTATCCCTCATGCTTCTACATGGCTTAACGGCGAAAGATGGGAAGATGAAATCAGTACAGTTTCTAAAAACAATACAAATGATGATAATGAATGGATGAGCGGATATGAATAATTATCAGGATGATCTAATCGGTATGTTTCTTGTTAAACCGCAGCTTCTGGATTTAACTATTCTAAAACCGTCATATTTTGATAAAAAGCATCGCGATATATTTACTGCTATAAAAAAGTCGTATAAGGAAAATAAAACTATTATTTTAGAGGATATCCTAGCAGTAAAGGGAATTGATGTTGATCTTGTTATTGCCTGTTCTACAAGTACCGCAACAACTGCTCTATTTGAACAGTATCAGGACTATGCTGTTAAGGAGTATAAAAAGAAAGCCTTATTAGCAACTGCTAAAAAGTTCCAGAATGATGAAATTACAATTGATGAATTTTACAAGGATACAAACAATTTTGCATCTTTAGGGTCTTATTCATCGACGAGGCTTACTAAAGAACTGTTAAAAGGTTCTATCACTAAACACAAGAATAATATCAAATTTACTAGATTTACAATTTTGGAAAAGAAACTAAATCTAAAAGAGAATGATTTTGTTATACTTGCCGGTGCTACCGGTGTAGGTAAATCAGGTATAGCTATAAATTTGATGGATGATCTATCTCGCAATTATCCTTGTGTATATTTCAATTTCGAAATGGTAGAAGAGGAGCTGTATCAAAGACTTATTTCTATCAATTCAAAATTAAATCAAAAAATGCTTGAGCAGTATGAGACACTGCCACAAAAAAATATGAATGTTGTTAATGATGCAATTGATGATATTTCAAAAAGACATATTGACATTATAAATCATTCATCAACATTGGATAAATTAAGATCATTTATTATGAGCTACAAAAGCGATAAGCATTTTATAGTGTTTGTGGACCATGTAGGGCTTATCGGTGTACGTGCTAAGAACAGTTATGAAAAAATGACAGAAGTAGCCAAGGAGCTAAGAAAAATGAGTTTGGATAACAACTGTACGATTATCGGACTTTGTCAATTAAACAGAGAAGCAACTAAAAACGCTAAACAGCCTAATTTATCAATGTTAAGAGATTCGGGCGAGCTTGAACAGAGCGCAAGCAAAGTTATATTTGTCTGGAAGGACGAAAAAAGTAATGCAGAAAATTATTATCTGGTAATCGAAAAAAATAGAAGCGGTCCTAAATCAATCATTCCAATAGGCTACAACAAAGAAAATCAGATTGCTTATGAATTAAGCAATAAGAGAGATTTAAGGACATAGGAGGATTTAGAAAATGAACAAAAGCGAAAAGCAATATAAAGATGAATTTATAGACAAAAATAGCATTTTTGATGAATTACTTGTACAAGATGATAAAACACATCTTTTTATAGTAAGAACATCAAACCGAGGTACTGTTATTGACCCAGGTGAACTAACCGTAGATTTAATTAAGGATGCAATAAAAAAAGATGATTATATCTTTATAAAAAGAACAGAAATTTAACAAAAACTATTTTGATTAAAAAATCTCTCTAATCGCTTATGTAGCAAGGGATTAGAGAGAAAATATAAATGCAATATAACATCTTGGATATATTGCGCGTTTAAAGGAGGTTAAGTATGGTGTTTAACAAAGAACAAAAGAAAATAAGAGAAGTAGATAGATTAATCAATGTATCGTTAATCAAATCAGAAATGCAGCAGTACCATAACTATATTAAGCAACATGATAATCTAGAGGCATGGTATTATAATAATTTAGATTACTATGATCAAAAGATTAAAAATTATGAGGAGCAGTTAAAAAATATTAAAAGTCCTAACACATCAGAAGATATTGCGGTTGCTAAAGCAGTAGATAAGTCTAGTCAAATAAATTCTATTATGGATAAAATCAAAGATACTAAGAATGCTAAGATTTTATGGCTTAAAGGAAATAATTCTATCTATTTCAGTAATTTAGCACACTGGAACCAAAGAATAGCTACAGTATTATCGTATGTAGAATCGATTGAAAACGAAAAAGACAAAGATTTTATCAGAAAAATGTATATTGAGAAGATTGATTATCGTGAGCTTATGAAAGAATATGAGATAAAAGAAAATTGCAATCTATATAGAAAAGCTACAAATATTTTAAAAAAATTAGTATGATGATACTTTCTTCACGGCTTTAAGGTGGTATAGTATATACTGTAGAGTTGTATGAAAGAACTCTACACTATCAACACTTTGTTAGAAGAAACTCGAAAGGGTTTCTTTTTGTTTTTGTGAAGAAGGAAAATATTTATGTATGAAAGCGAAGGTTTACAAATGGCAATTAAAAGATTAGATCGTGATGGGTCTCACCGTAAGCAGTTCGAAAGAAATAAAAAGAAAATATACGCAACTCAAACAGTGTGCGGAATATGCGGAAAGCCGGTAGATTTTAGTTATAAATATCCGCATCCTTTATCACCGTGTATCGATCACATCATACCGGTTGCAAAAGGAGGACATCCAAGTGACATTGATAATCTTCAACTGGCACACTGGACATGCAACAGACAAAAGAGTGACAAATTATTTTCAAGTAGTGGGATGCACAAGGCGAAGGTAGTAACAAACAGAGACCTTCCTCATACAATCAACTGGATTGCTTATAAATCGTCAAAATAAGCCATTTGAGAGGTGTTTTAAATATGGGGCATGATACCCCCTAAAATCTTTTTTCCTTACTTCACGGCGTACTGTGAATATTTTCTCACGGATAAATTAAGGCGAAAGGAGTGAAAAAATGACGGCATATTTAGGAATGAAATATTTAAGAAATAAACTGATATCAAAAAGACCAAGAAATGAAGAAAAGTATCTGTATTATGAAATGAAGAATACCATGAGGGATTTTAATATTACTATGCCTAAAGAATTCATATGGCTAAAAAGCTGTCTTGGATGGTCAGCGAAGGCAGTTGATTCAATCGCTGACAGGCTTTCATTTAGAGAATTTTCAAATGATAATTTCGGAATAAATGAAATATATCAGTTAAATAATCCCGATGTTCTTTTTGACAGTGCGATTATCTCAGCACTTATTACATCGTGCTCATTCATATATATTTCAAATGATATAAGCGGATTTCCCCGCATGCAGGTAATTGACGGTCGAAACGCCACAGGAATAATTGATCCTATTACTTACATGCTTAGCGAGGGTTATGCTGTTCTTGAAAGAAATATTCATGATGAACCGGTCAAGGAGGCTTATTTTATAAAAGAGGGTACATGGTTTTATGAAAAAGATAAAGCACCTTATTTTATTTCAAGCAAAGCCCCGTATCCACTGCTCGTTCCGGTTATTTTTAGACCTGATCCAAAAAGACCGTTTGGGCATTCAAGAATATCCAGAGCCTGCATAGGTATTCAGCAGAGCGCAATGCGAACGCTCAAGCGTTCAGAAGTATCAGCAGAGTTTTATTCTTTCCCGCAAAAGTATGTACTAGGGTTAAGCCCAGATGCTGAGGCTCTGGATAAATGGCGCGCTACTGTCTCAACTATGCTTCAGCTCGATAAGGACGAGGATGGTGATTCACCAACAGTTGGACAGTTTGAACAGCAGTCTATGGCGCCGTATGTAGAACAACTGAAAATGTTTGCTAGTCTATTTGCAGGCGAGACAGGTCTTACCTTGGATGATCTGGGATTTTCAACTGATAACCCGTCAAGTGTTGAGGCTATAAAAGCGCAGCATGAAAATTTAAGGCTTATCGCTAGAAAAGCGCAAAAAACTTTCAGTGTAGGTTTTTTAAATGCCGGATATCTTGCTGCATGTTTAAGAGATAATTATGAATACGACAGATACCAGATTTATTTGTCAAAAGCTAAATGGGAACCGTTATTCGAGCCTGATTCGTCTACATTATCTGTTATAGGTGATGGTGCTATTAAAATTAATCAGGCGGTACCGGGATTCTTTGACAAGGATACTTTAAGAGATTTAACAGGTATCGATTATAGTGAAAATGCTGGAATCGGAAAAACTGCAGGAGAGATCGTACAGTAATGGAAGATATTGCACCTGAATTGTATGAGAGGATAAAAAGTACATACGAAAATGAAAAAGCATCAAGTAAAAAGCTGGATGCTTTTTTAGAAAAAGTAAAAAAGGGCAATGCCGCATATGAAGATGTCTATGATTATGCAGGTGAACTGGGCAGATGTCTGGAAAGTGCATTCAGTCACAATATAAGCGACGATGTGCTGCCCGACAGCAGGATGTATTACAATATAGCAAAAAGAATAATCGAGCCCATGCTTAAGAAAAGTCATGATGATATTGCAGCACAGTGCAGTGCTGTACAACATTCATTAAATAAAAAAGCCGGCATAGGATTAAATGCTGTTAAACCTGAATATGATCAAGCCAGAACAGAGGCGATCATAAATTATGTATGCACACGTGATAAATACAGCAGTGTAGAAAAAAGTTTTTTAGACGGATTAAGCAATAACTGTCGCAAGACTGTAGATGATTCTGTAAAGCAGAATGCTGATTTTCATTACAAAAGCGGGTTAAGTCCGCGAATAGTAAGGATTTGCAGAGGAAAAGCGTGCAAGTGGTGTCGTGAGGTCGAAGGCAGTTATAACTACAAGGATGTAAGGAATACCGGTAACAATGTATTTAGAAGACACGCCAACTGCACCTGTACAGTTTCATATGATCCTGGTGACGGATCAAAAAAAATTCAGGATGTATATTCGAAGAGATGGCAGAACCAGGATGCCTTTCAGGAAAGAAAAAGATTTTACCTGGAAAACAGAGTTGATAAAAAAAGATTAACAGATATGGAACAGTATGCGGTAAACAGTCATATATCATCTGATTTTTATATTATCAACGACTGTTTAAGAAATGGATATATATTAAATCGGGAGCAGAATGCACTGGTGAAAAACCTAGATTCCGCATTGGAGAAACTAGACAGCTATAAAGGGAGGGTCAGCAGATCAGTTCAGTTTTACAGTTCATCAGATTTAGATAAGTTTTTATCTGATCATGAGCCGGGGCAAACTGTTACGTATAAAGATTTTACATCTTCCACTGCTTCAAAAGAATTGTATAATCCCGACGGACAGGTTCAGATGTTCTGGACTAGTCGTCGAGGCAGAAATCTGATAAAATACAATAAGAAAGAACAGGAAATATTATATAAAAGAAACAGCAGTTTTATAGTCTTGGAAAAGAGACATATTAAAGGTGTTTATTATATTTTCATGGAGGAACTGTAAAATGACCTTAAGTCTAGAAGAATGGAGAAAGCTGTCAGAAGAACAGAAAGGAATACGGTATAAGGAACTGAGCGATCATGATAAATTTATTGTTCGTACCAGTACTCCGCCGGCTTTTGAAGTTACCGGGCGCAAAGAGCTTAGTGAAGAAGAAAAAAAGAGCGCAAAAAAAGAATTTGATGAGTTTTTAGTATATTATGGAATAAAAAAATAGGAGGTTAAGGTATGGAGCCAAAAAGAATTGGCCGTCAGACTCCTACAACCTCGTTAGTGCTGCCTTATAAAAAAACAAAAGGCAAAGAAGCAGTTGAAATTTACAACAAAACCGGCAGAACTGCCCGGGAATGGCAGGAACTGCTAATTTACGATATTATGGCATATGATGATGAAGGCTTATGGGTTCATTCTACCTATGGATATGCGGTACCGCGTCGTAACGGTAAAACTGAAGATGTGATAATGCGTATTTTATGGGGACTTAAAAATGGTGAAAAAATCATTTATACCTCTCATCTTATCTCAACGTCTCATTCAGTCTGGGAAACAGTTACATATCTGTTAGACAGTATGGATATTAAATATGCTTCGGTAAAAGCCAAGGGGCAGGAAAATATCAGACTTTTAGATGAGAATGACAAGCCCTATAAACTTGATCATATGATTAATTTTAGAACCAGATCAAATAATGGCGGGCTGGGTGAAGGATATGACCTGTTAATTATCGATGAAGCACAGGAGTACACTATTGACCAGGAGTCAGCGTTGAAATACACTATTTCAGCGAGTTCAAATCCTCAAATTATTATGCTGGGTACTCCGCCAACAGCTATTTCGCATGGTACAGTATTCCAGAAAATAAGAGAAAAGGTATTAAGCGGTTTTTCGAAAAATACCGGATGGGCGGAATGGTCTGTTGATACGATGCAGGATCCAAAGAACAGAGAAGCATGGTATGAGACAAATCCCTCTTTAGGGCAAGGACTTACAGAAAGAGTTATTGAAAATGAAAATACGACTGATGATGTCGATTTTAATATTCAGAGGTTAGGTCACTGGCTGTCATATTCACAAAAATCCCTGTTTACTGAAAATGAATGGGATTCATTGAAAATAAGTAAAATACCGAATTTTAAAAACAAACTGTTTGTTGGAATAAAATTTGGAGCTGACGGACGACATGCTGCATTATCTATAGCAACCAAAACAGATGATAAGATATTTATTGAATCCATAGACTGTCAAAGTCAGAGAAACGGAAATCTGTGGATCATAAATTTTTTAAAAAATGCAGATATAGAAAAAATTGCAGTTGACGGAGCAGGAGCTCAGGACGTTTTAAAAAAGGATCTTAAGGAGTACGGTATAAAAATAAAAATTGTGCTTCCTAAAGTAAAAGACGTGATAGTAGCCAACAACATGTTTGAACAGAGCATAACTTCATTAAAAAATATATGCCATAATGGGCAGGAATCATTAAGACAGGTCGTTACAAACTGCATTAAGCGTGCTATTGGAACGAATGGCGGTTTTGGATATAAAGCCTTAATTGAAGAACATGAAATAGCACTGATGGACAGTGCTGTTCTTGCACACTGGCTATGTGCATCAGCTAAAGAAAAAAAGAAACAACGTGTTAATTATTAACGAAAGCATCTATTTTATGGATGTTTTTATTATTTTAAATTTACGTACACTAAACGGTTAATTAGGAGGTTATTAGAAATGTCAGAATTTAAAGCAATTACAACACAGGAAGAATTTGAAATGCGTTTAAAAGAGCGCCTTGAACAAAAAGAAAGAAATGTATTAAAAAAATTCGAGGGATATACTTCGCCGGAAGATTTGGAAACTATCAAAAGTGATTATCAAAGTAAGATTGATACATTAAATCAGTCAATCAGCGATAAAGACAGTCAGTATAGCAGTGAAATCGAGGGTTATATTCAAAAAATTGCTGATTATGAGACCGACTCAGTAAAAACGAGAGTGGCAATTGATATGGGTATTCCTTTGAAACTAAAGGACAGACTTAAAGGAACAACGGAAGATGAAATAAGAGCGGATGCGGAGCTTTTATCCGGTCTGTATTCCCCTGCTCCGCCTTTAGCATCGTCAGAACATACTATGACAGCAGAAGATGAAAAAAAATTAAAATTAGAAAACGGTTATAAAGAAATGGCCAAAAAATTAGGAGGTTATTAGAAATGTCAGAAGGAAAAATTTTAGAAGTTAAAAATTATAAAACAGTTTTTACACCAGAATTAGTAACTGATCTTTTTTCAAAGGTAAGAGGTCACTCATCATTAGCTAATCTTGCTAAAAAAGAGCCGCTTCCTTTCAACGGAAAAGAAATGATGATCTTTACAATGGATGATGAAGTGAATATCGTTGGTGAATCAGGAAAGAAAACAAGAGGATCAGCAGATATCAGCACTAAAACTATGGTCCCAATCAAAATCGAGTACGGTATCCGTATTTCAGATGAATTTATGTATGCTACTGAAGAAAAGAAAATTGATATTCTAAAAGCGTTCAATGAGGGATTTGCTAAAAAAGTTGCACGAGGATTAGATATTATGGCAATGCATGGAATCAATCCAAGAACAAAAGAAGCATCTAACTTGATTGGTGATAATCATTTCGATCATGGTTCGCTTACAGTTACAACAACTGCCGGTGAAGAAGATAAGGACATCAATAAGGCAATTGCCTTATTTGATGAATCAGACGATTTTGAAGTTTCGGGATTTGCAATAGCAAAAGCATTCAGAACTTCATTAAGTGAACTCGAGTATAAAAACGGAGCTGCCAAATTTCCAGAATTAGGATGGGGAAGTAATACTTCAGCATTACGCGGTTTAGCCGTAGATGTCAATTCAACAGTTGCATTTAATGATTCTAAGGATTTGGCAATTGTTGGAGATTTTGCAAACTATTTTAAATACGGTATTGCTAAAGAAATCCTAATGGATGTGATTCCTTATGGTGATCCTGATAATACAGGATTAGATTTAAAAGGAAATAATCAGATTTTTATCCGGTCAGAAGTTTATTTAGGTTGGGCTATCATGGACGAGAATGCTTTTGCCAGAATTTTAAAAACTGAAGGATAAGGAAGTGAAAGATGATGAAGCCTTTCGTTACATTAAAGGATATTTCGCTGTTGTTCAGAGATCTTAGTAGTTTAGAAGAACGCAAGGCCTCAGCACTTTTGGAGGTTGTTTCTGACTCTCTTCGCCAGGAAGCTAAAAAAGTCGGAAAGGACCTTGATGAAATGATAAAAAATGGCGAAGTATATGAAAATGTAGTTAAATCAGTTGCAGTTGACATTATCGCAAGAAATTTAATGACCTCAACTGACAGCGAACCTATGGAACAGTTTTCACAGTCGGCATTGGGATATACCGCTTCAGGAACATATCTTGTACCCGGTGGAGGGCTGTTTATTAAAAAAAGTGAATTATCAAGATTGGGACTTAAAAGACAGAGGATAGGAGTACTGGACATATGGGGATTAAAGGAATAAATGTAATCTTAGTTGAAAAGATTGAAACCGGTAAAGACAGTTTTAATGAGCCGGTGTATAAAGAAATCGGGAAGTGCATAAAAAATGTTCTTGTTGCCCCGTCAACTTCTGATGATATTGTCACTGCTCAGGATCTGACTGGAAAAAAAGCCGTGTACACTTTAGCAATTCCAAAATGTGATAACAGCATTTGGGAAGATAAAGATGTTATATTTTTCGGCAAGAGATGGCATGTACTCGGTTTCACTATTGAAGGAATAGAGGAAAATATTCCGCTTTGCTGGAATAAAAAGGTAATGGTGGAAAGATATGGCTAAAACCAGAATTGTTTTAAACAGAAAAGGGGTAGGAAGTCTACTGAAATCAAAAGAGATGATGGCAGTGTGCCTTGAGCATGCTAATGCAACATGTCAAAGTGCAGGCGGTGTGGGCTACGAAGTAACAACATTTACCGGAAAATCGCGTGTGAATGCCTCTGTAAGAGCAAATACCAGAAAAACAATCAGTGATAACTACAAAAATAACACACTGCTTAAAAGTCTGAGGTGAAATCTGTGATTGAAGAAACTGTATTAAATTATCTAAATAAAAAATTAGCTGTTCCTGTCTTTTTAGAAAACAGGGATATCGAAGAATATGTCGTAATAGGCAAAACAGGAAGTGGAAGAGTGAATTTTGCTAACTCAGCCACTTTTTTTCTACAGTCGTATGCATCTACCAGATATAAAGCTGCATTGTTAAATGAGCAGGTAAAGAAAGCAATGGACGACTTGGCTGAACTCAAAGAAATATCATATTCCCGGTTAAATACCGATTATGATTTTACAGATACAGCCAAAAAGAAATACCGGTATCAGGCAGTATATGATATCGGTTTTTATTAACTTGTGAAGGAGGAAAAATAAATGTCAAGTGATGCAAGTAATGTAACATCTTCAAAACCATCTGTTGGCGGTGCTGTTTGGGTGGCACCGTTAAAAACAGAAATTCCAACCGATGCAAAAACACCTTTAAATGAAGCTTTTAAATCATTGGGGTACTGTTCTGATGACGGATTAATTAACTCGAACAGTCCGGAAACTGATAATCAGAAAGCATGGGGCGGTGATGTAGTACTGGTTTTACAAACAAGCAAAGAGGATACATTTCAGTTTAAATTGATTGAATCGCTTAATATAGATGTTCTAAAGACAGTGTACGGCAGTAAAAATGTAACCGGCACCCTTGAATCTGGATTAAAAATAGCCGCAAAAAACGATGAGCCTGAACAGTTCGAATGGGTGTTTGAAATGATTTTAAAAGGCGGGATTTTAAAAAGAATTGTAGTTCCGTGCGCATCGGTAACTGAAATTGGTGATATTGTTTATAAAGATGATGAATCAGTCGGTTATGAATGTACTGTTGCAGCCGTTCCGGATCAAAACGGTGCAACACATTATGAATACTTAGTAAAAAATACTGAATAAGGAGAATGCTAGATGATCAAAGGTGAATCAAAAACAGGGTTTAAGTTTAATATCAATGAAAAATTTATTGACTGGGAACTTCTTGAAATGATGGCAGAAGTAGATAAAAATCCGATTTTAATGATTAGTATTGCTAAAAGACTGTTAGGGATTAAACAGTATAATCGTTTAAAAGACCACTGCAGGACTAAGGATGGAAGAGTTCCTCTTGAAAGAATGGAAGAGGAGATTTTTTCGATTATTGATTCAAGCAAAGAAACAAAAAACTAATTATCCTCGCCGACATGATAAATACTGATGAATCAGCAGTTATTTGTGATCTGGCTGAAACATACAGTATATTTGATTATAAGTCGCTTCCGGTATTAACGGTCGCGACTTTTTGTGTTGGTCTGAGGGAAAATTCAAGAATAAAAATGAAAAAAAACAGGCTTGCTGTTCCTTTTGAAACTGTACTTCTTGGTGTGATTGCGGACAGCCTTAAATTATTAGTCTGGACAAAGTCTAAAGATGCTCAGAAAGGATTTAACAGGCCTAAATCGATCGTTAAGTCACTGTTTGAAAACGAAGCTAAAGAAAATATATCTTTTTCAAGCGGTGAAGAATTTGAAAAAGCAAAATTTAAAATTTTAGGGAAGGAGGCAGATGTATGGCAAGCGGAACAGAATTAGCAAAAGCATATGTACAGATTGTACCTTCGGCAAACGGCATTAAGGGTTCGTTAGAAAATGCGATGGGAAATGAAGCGGATCAGGCTGGAGAAAAGGCCGGAAATTCAATCGCATCTAAAATTAAAGGGATAATCGTTGCTGCTGGAATCGGGAAAGTTCTTGCATCGTCATTTACGGAAGGTGCAGCGCTTGAACAGTCCATAGGTGGTATTGAAACACTTTATAAGGGAAGTGCAGAAAAAATGAAGGCATATGCCAGTGAGGCGTATAAGACTTCTGGAGTAAGTGCTAATGCCTACATGGAAAATGTAACGTCATTTTCTGCTTCTTTGATTTCAAGCCTTAAAGGTGACACCGAAAAAGCTGCCGCTGCTGCTGACCGTGCAATGCGGGATATGTCGGACAATTCCAATAAATTCGGTACAAATATTCAGGATATCCAAAATGCATATCAAGGTTTTGCAAAGCAGAATTATACTATGCTTGATAACCTGAAATTAGGATATGGTGGAACAAAAGAAGAAATGCAGCGTCTGTTGTCTGATGCTCAGAAATTGAGCGGACAAAAATATGATATAAGTAATCTCGCGGATGTCTACACTGCAATAGGGGTTATCCAGGACAATCTAGGAATCACTGGAACCACTGCTAAGGAGGCTGCAAGTACTTTCAGCGGATCGTTTGCTTCTATGAAAGCAGCTGCACAGGATTTCTTAGGCAATGTTGCTATTGGCGGTGATGTTACCGGTACTCTGTCAAATCTTCTATCAACTGCATCAACTTTTTTGTTTGATAATGCAATTCCAATGGCTTTTAATATTGTTTCGGGATTTGGAACTGCTCTTGTTGCCGCAGTTCCTCAGCTGGCTCAAAAGGGATACGAACTGCTTAGCGGGCTTGTTGATGGATTTGTAAAAAATATACCTGTGGTGCTTCCACGGATTTTACAGTTTGTTCAAAATTTTGGTGTCGGTTTAGCTCAAAAAGCACCTGAATTTATTAATATGGGCTTTGACCTGTTAAGCCGGCTGGTAAGTGGAATAGTGAGTGCTGTACCTATTTTAATACAGTACGTTCCTACTATAATTTCTACTTTTGCAAATATAATCAATGAAAATTTTCCAACTATATTAGCCAAAGGGGCAGAAATATTATGGCAGCTGATTACCGGGCTGTTAAGTGCGATTCCTACTTTAGTTGCTAATATACCGCAGATTATACAGGCAATCTGGGATACTTTTATGGCTTTTCAGTGGCTAAATCTAGGTGGGCAGATAATGACATTTTTAGGCGATGGTATTTCTGCTATGTTTGGATTTTTAGGTGAAAAAGGACTTGGTGCGGTTCAGAGTATTGTAAATACGATACTTTCTCTTCCTGGTAAGCTGTTTACATTAGGGAAAAATGCTATTTCTCAAATGGGAAGCGGTATTTCAGGAATGGGATCATGGCTAAAGACAACTGCTGGAAAAATCGTAACATGGGTAGTAAACGGTGTTAAATCACTTCCATCGAAAATGATAGATGTCGGTAAAAATGTAGTTAAAGGATTATGGGAAGGGATCAAGAACGTTAAAGACTGGATACTAGATAAAATAAGCGGATTCGTTGACGGTATTGTAGGAGGAATAAAGAAATTTTTTGGTATACATTCTCCATCAAGAGTAATGGCTGATGAGGTTGGTAAGTATCTCCCTAAAGGAATGGCAGTAGGTATCGAAGCAAGTGCTGATGAGGTTTACGATGAAATGGATAAGCTGTCTAGAAATACACTAGATATCGCAGCTGACGGGTTAGAATTCAGTAACATTGATATGAGTGAAAACAGCAGCGAGCTTAGCGGTATGCTTCAAATAATCATTAAACTGTTGAAATTAATCTTAAACAAAGAAGATACAACTGTTTTGAATTTCAACAATAGAGAAGTTGCCCGTGCTTTGCGTGAACTGGGGGTTGTTTTTGAATGACGGTAAAATATATAAATTCAAAAAATGAGGTACTGGAGTTTATTGGTGCCGATATACTTCCAACAAGCGGCTATTTGCACCAGAGAAAATGGAATACAAACAAGGAAAATGATATTACAGTTATTGATAAGGGTGACTGTACTTATACTATAACCCTTACATTGAAAGGCAGTTTGGAACAGAGAAAAAACATGCTTAATAAAATATGCGATATATTTGAGTATGATTGTATAGTTAAGACACCAGGAACGCTTCATTACGGGGATTATAAAATAAAATGCTATGTAATATCTTCTAATACAAGTGTTGCGTGTATTCAGACAAGAACAAATATTGAATTAGGAATATACTGTCCAAAACAGCACTGGATTAAAGAAAAAACATATAATCTGGTAATGTACAGTGATTCGAAGAATGACATAGGTATAAAGCAGTACAGCTATTGTTATCCGTATGTATATTCATCTTTAAAAGGTGCAGTTCAAATAATCAATGATTCCCTGGCAGACAGTGATTTTATCATAAGAGTTTACGGGCCATGCAGTAATCCGTTTATTAAAATAGGAGAAATACTTTATCAGGTGAATACTACATTAAGTGCTGGTGAGTACATGGAAATAAACTCAGAGGAAAATACAATATATGCCTTTTCAGATTACGGTGAAAAAAGGAATCTTTTTAATTTCAGAGATAAATCGCGAGGTGATTTTTTTACAAAAATTCCATCCGGTCTTAGTATCGCAACATGGAATGGAACATTTAAAGCTGAAATAGTTATATTTGATAAGCGTGGTGAACCAAGATGGATATAATGAAATTTATATATACGGATTCCAACTATACGGAGCTCGGTGTTTTGAAAAATACGTCTATTGATTTTGAAGTTGGAAAATTCAAAACTGCGACTAATGATTATTCTTTAGAAATTTCGATAAATGCATGGGATAAAGCATTTAATAAAGGTTCTATATTTTACTCATCGGAAAGTGAATTCGGTGGAATTATTGACAGTAAAAAGGTCGATACATCAAAAAATGTAATTGTCTTTACTGGAAAAACATTTAGAGGAATGTTGGAAAAAGAGTACATACAGCCCCCGGAAGGTCAGGCGTATTTTGTAGCAAAAGGCGAGGCCAACAGTGTGATAAATGAGCTTATTGGAGACAACTTCGATAGTCTTTTTACTGTAGATAATGTTGGCTTGAGTGATATAAATGTTAATTATCAAATTAGAGATCTGAATCTTTTAGATGCGCTTGAAAAAATGCTTTATAAAGCAGATATTCCATCAAGACTTGATATTGTGTTTCATGATGGAAAAGTGCATATTCAGGCTATTCCAATTGTTGATTTATCTGAACTGCTTCAATATGATAAATCGTATGGTATAACAATGATCGCACAGACTCCTGAAAGCAGTTATAACCATATCATCGCTTTAGGAAAAGGTGAATTGACAGAGCGGTTAAGGGTTAATCTGTACTTTCAAAGTGATAAAACGTGGTCATCATCAAAAAATGATGATTATAAAGGGCTTTGCAGAAAAACATATCTGTATGATAATTCGAGTGAAGATGATGAAACTTCACTTATTGAAGGGGCTGTAGAGGCAGTGGAAAAAGAAAATGGAAGCAGTACCGTTCAAGCTGTATTTTCAAGCGATGATGCTTCATTGTTTGATATTGTAGGTGCAAAAGAGGAAATTACAGAGCTTTCATTTAAAGAACAGATTACTAAAAAAATACTAAAAGTAACTGTTAATGATATTGCAGCAAACTGTAAATTTGAATACAAGGTGGGTGAATAAATGTTAGAAAGTATAACACTGAACGGTTTTAATGTTCAGGCTTCGGTAGATGCTTATCTTCATCACTGCTGGTTTGGCTATGAAGGAGTATTTAAATATGGAGAAGAAATAAGATGCGAAACTGTAAGCAACAACATTTTAAAGTTGTACGATGGACTTTTTGTCAATCAGGGCAGATTTTATCGTATTGTTCCCGGATCATATGAAGAAGTAAACATTTCAAACGGTATAGTTGGTCAAAAAAGATATGATCTGATAGTTTCACATTTTGAGACTAATGGAGTAACAGAAACACATGATATTAGAGTTTTAAAAGGCGGAAATGATGGGAAAATACCCGAACATACTGTGAGTGATACATTTAACGGTGGAACGGTGAATGAATTTCCTCTTTATCTGGTTGAAATTGATGGAATAAACATTACTAAAGTAACCAGGCAGTTTAAGTATATTATTTCATTTCATGAAGCTTTAGAAGCTATAATTAACCTTTTTAATGCAGCGGTATATACCGGCGATATAAATATTAAAGATTTAATTAGAAAATTAGATGTAAACAGAGAATAAAGAAAGGAAAATTTAAATGAGTTTAAAAACAGTACAGGTAATTATTAACGGTGTCTCAACGACATTGAATTTAAATAATCAGACTGGTAAATATGAAGCGACCGTAACAGCGCCGAATACTTCCAGTTTTAATCAGCCGAACGGGTATTACAATGTAACAGTAAAAGCTACTGATAATGCAAATAATATTACTACAGTAGATGCTGATGATCCGACTTTGGGAACAAAACTTCGTCTGGTGGTTAAGGAAAGAACTGCACCTGTAATTATTCCAACCTATCCTAGTGCTAGTGCTACATTAATAAACAACAAGCCTACGATAACATGGAAAGTTACTGATGCAGACAGTGAGGTTAATCCGGATTCTATTAGTATTATTATTGACAGCGGTTCTAAGATTACATCCGGAATAACTAAAAATAAAGTAAGCGGAGGCTATGAGTGTTCTTATACTCCAGGAACTGCCTTAAATGATGGAAGTCATACGATTAAATTTGATGCGAGTGATAACGACGGCAATGCAGCAGTTCAAAAATCTGTATCGTTCAAGGTTGATACAGTACCGCCTACATTAAATATTGCAAGCCCTGCTGCGGGATTAATTACAAACAATCCTAAAGTGACATTAAGCGGTACTACAAATGATGCTACATCAAGTCCGGTAACAGTAACGGTTAAATTGAATTCTGGAAGCGCTGCAAATGTTACTGTAGAAAGCAATGGTTCTTTTACTAAGGAATTAACCTTGGTCGAAGGTACAAACACTATTGTTATTACCGCACGCGACAGTGCCGGTAAAGAAACAGTCATTTCAAGAACAGTTACCCTTGATACCAAAGCACCCGTAATCACTGATGTAGTAATTACTCCTAACCCTGTTGACGGCGGTAAGACATTTACCATCACTGTAACGGTTACAGATGCTTAAATATGGCTGTAGAAAGAGTAATTGGAAAAACAGACAGTTTTGAAGTGATTTTTGACAGATTGAATGATAATAACTGGACGGTCAATGTGCCGTCCAATATTATCGGTGAATATGTAATGGATCTGTATGCATATGATGAAGCTGGAAATCTTGGATTTTTAGCAACTGCGATGTTTACGGTTGATACATCAAATCTGTGCTTTCATCTTTCAATCATCAAATACCGCTCTGAAATCTGTTTTGAAAGTGACTATATATGCACAGTCAAGGAGGTACTTCCATGTGTGATGCAATAGCTATGCTGAAAGGCGAAAAAAGAAAAATAAGACTGTATGTGCACAGCAGAAAAAATGATGTCTTTGTAATAAGAAATGCATATATAGAGATATTGCAATATGGTGAATTAATAAAGACAATAGAATGTACCATTGATGAACATGATCTTACATTTATGCTTGCACTTGATGAAGCAGGAAGCTACAGCATGTCAGCAGTATATGAAATTGCTGATGAAATAATTAAAAATAAATTTAAAATTGAGGTGAGGTAAATGGCAAAGTACCGTATATATGATGTAACACTCTCTAAAAAAACTGTCGGTCCTGGCGAAAGATTAGTTGTTCAGGTTGATATAATCACATGGGACTGGATTAAGAAAAATCTAACCTGGGGAAGTCTTAAGGAACGTTTCAAATGGGGTGATCTGATTGGCAGTTAGTATTCCTGCAAAGATTACAGTACCGCCTGATATCGATATGAGCGATCCTGGTGATATTCAGGAGGTATGGAGTAAAATCCAGATTACAATACAGTATATTAACGAGCTTATCGATGTACTTAATAATCACAAAGACACGCTCGGATTAGCAGTATACTATGAGGAATAGGAGGAAATTTATGAATAAACGATTTATCAGGAGTGTGAAACGCCAGGCAGGGTTGAACACACACACACACACACACACACACACACGCTACAGCGTGTATTTATATTATTAAGAGGTACTTGCAAAAGTGCCTTTTTATTTTTGACAAGACTGGTGGTGACAAGCATTTAGACTTGTCACGTGATAATTATGCTTGTTAACGTAAACAGTAAAAGCCTAGTAGACCACATCTACCCAATTGGCAGTATTTATTTTTCAACAGTTGACGAGAATCCATCAAAATATTTTGGTGGAACATGGACAGCATGGGGCTCTGGCAGAGTGCCGGTTGGAGTAAATGCATCTGATAGTGATTTCAAGACTGTTGAGAAAACAGGCGGTAATAAAACAGCACCGTTAAGGGCTATGATTGGTGCAGTTAACAGCAACAATAAGACAATTGGTTATCAGGCAATGGGTCCAGTTACTGGAGTTCCAAATTATAACCAGTTTGTAAATGTCGGTGCAGACGGCGAAGGCGGAAGCGGCGGCGTTATTGCAACCCATACAACAAGGGTAACGGATACAGCCGGAAAAGACCCGGAACTGCTCCAGCCCTACATTACATGCTATATGTGGAAAAGAACAGCATAATTAAAAAAATGGTCTAAATGCCTTTATGGCAAAATTATTAAATTCAAGAGGTGAAAAAGTTCTGTTGGGAACTGTTTTATTTGACGGTGATACAACAAGCAGTTTTACTTTAACCGATTACTATACTAACTATGATTATATAGAAGTGATTTGGAGACCGCATTCTACTCTGGGGCAGTGTTCGGATAGAATGATTCCTTCTAAAGACAGTAAGATGCATCTGGAACGTGCGCAGGTTATAAATGGTGTTACTACTGTTTATCGGTGTCAGCTGGCTTTTAGTGGAAAAAATGTATCACTTTCTGGCCGTACTCAGGTTATTAATGGAAATGCAGTTGATGCAGTAGAAGAACATGTTTTGAGAGTAATCGGATATTAATAACAAGGCACTTAAAAGTACCTCTCCAATAAAAGAAAGAGAGGTAAAAAGTATGATTAATTCAATTAAATTTGCGGTGAGAGGATACTATTCACTAACAAGAAAAATAGTATCCAGTCTTCGGATTATATCTCTAAAAAGGGAGGTGCAGCATAACAGCTGTATCTCTATGATTAGAGGTGCAGATCATGTCTAACTTTGTTAATAAAGATGGAAATATTATATTAAATTTAAATTACAGCAGTGAAGAAAGTTTTACCGGTATGTACTGGATAGACGGGAAGAAAATTTATAGAAAATATATTAATTTTAACATATCTTCATCGTCTTATGATTATACACATAATCTAAACGTTGCCGAGTATGTAAAATTTGATTTAAAGTGCACTTTTAGCGATGGTACGATTGTTTCACTGCCATATGTATTTTTTGAATCTGAGAACAAGTGGACCAACTGTCTTTTAATTACATCATTAAAGGCAAATTATATAAGATTTTATAATGCGTGGGCTACAGGGCGTATTTACGGTATTATCGAATACACTAAGAATTAAATTTTATAAGGAATAGTGTATTAAAAATTATCAAAGACATAGAAATATGTCTTTTTATATTGCCTCGGGATGGCATAAAAATTCGCCCAGAAAGAAGGTAAAATATGGATTTGAGTTTTATTTCAAATTATTTTGTTCCGGTCGTAATGGCCGGATGTCTAGCAACTGGATATGTTGTAAAAAAATGGATAAAAGATGTTGATAATAAATGGATTCCTACAGTTGTGTTTTTTGAGGGTGCTGCATTAAACTGCATCGTATCCGGGAATGTAACAGTAGAAACATTTGTAGCCGGTGCAGTATGCGGTTTAGCTAGTACCGGCTTGCATCAGGCTTTTACTCGAATTATCGAAAATAAAAAAGAGGAGTAACAGATCCTGATGCAAGAATTTTTAATGAGTACATGGTCCATTGTTTTAACTGCTGCAGTTGGTTATCTTGTAACTAATTCCAGAGACAGTAAGAAAAGTCGAAAAAAACTCGAAGAAAAAAGAGAGCAGGAGAAATTAGACCAGACTAAAAGACAAATTGTTATGGAAGAGGCACTATGTGCAATGTTGCATGAACGTATCGTGAGGTTTTGTGAGCGTTTGCTGATAATCGGTTATGTTACTGCTGATGCTCTAAAGGAACTGGATTACCTTTATAACCCCTACAGGGCTTTAGGCGGTAATGGAACAGCAGAAAGATTATATAACAAAGTGCAGCAGCTTCCATTGAGAGTAGAAAACGGAGCGGAGTGATTCCGCTCTTTTAAGTTAAATTAAGGAGGAAAAACAAAATGAAAATCAAACAAAACTTTTTAGTAAACAATGAATGTTATAAAGCAGGCAGAACTATTAAAGTTAAAAAGT